GACACATTTTACTTATAGATTCGGCTTCTTTAATAGTTTTAGGGACCATATCAAAATTAAAATGAAATTTTCTAATATCAGCGCCCTGAAAAACACTATCCCCGGCCTGCACATCCACCCAACCAACCGCAGCACTCGCCGATCTTTTTAATATCGTTACAAGGCCGTCAAGCCAATCACTCGATTCGACTATATTCCCCATAAGATTCCGTAACGGATTCATTAACTGGGTATACCCATATTGATATTGCGATCTATCGTTAAAGGTAAATTCTTTGGGGAGATTTATGTTTATCTCCAACTCTTCATTAACCGGACCAATGCCATCGTCCTTTCCCCGCAGTGTTGCGACTCCTGCATATGCACGGTTTTTAAGATTCACCCACCTTGGGACTTCATCTTTAGTATAAGATATTGGGTACTGATATTTGGTCATATATTAAATCTCCCATATATATATTTCTATATGGCATATAAAACAAAATTTAATCCCACAAATAAGTCCAAATATATAGGAAATCCTTCCAATATAATTTGTCGTTCTTTGTGGGAAAGAAGAGTATGTAAGTATTTAGACGAAAATTCTAATATTATTAGGTGGGGGTCGGAAGAATTTTCAATTCCATATGTGTCCCCGAAGGATAATAAAATTCATCGTTATTATCCAGATTTTATAGTAGAAAAACAATCGAGCAATGGCGAAACAGAAACAATAGTAATTGAAGTCAAACCAAAAAAACAGACTAAACCACCAAAAAAGAAAAGTAAGATTACTAAAAATTATTTAAACGAATCTATAATTTATGCAGTTAATGAAGCAAAGTGGAATTCTGCTAATGTTTTTTGTGAAAAAAAGGGCTGGAAATTCATCATTTTAACAGAAGATAATATTCTTCCATAAAGGAAATACAATGGCCTCCTCCAACGTTAACGATTTTAGAGAAAATTTTCTCAAAAAGCAGAAATTTCAGATGGCAAGTCGCTATAGTGTTGGTTTCTTTCCTTCCTCAGATATAGGATTAGACCATCAACCAGATACACATGTAGAATCAATCGTCATTCCTGGATGGAATTTAGAATTTGCAGTAGATGAAATATGGGGACCAGTTCGTAAAATCCCAGTAGGAAGAGAATATAAATACGAGGCTGCTTTCACCATACCAATAACAAACCAATGGGACCAATATACATATTTTTCATCTTGGATGAAAAAATTAGTTCCACTCGCAAACGACAAGTTTTATGCAAGAACAGAGTATGAAGGGCCTATATCCGATTCGTCTGTGCTTATAAAACCTATGAGTACTAGTAATTTCGATAACATAAACAAAACAATTAAATTAAATGAAGCATATCCGATTACTCTATTGCCTGTTGAAATGGCCCACAATTTACAAAACATATACACAAATATGATGGTTCTGTTTGCTTTCAGGACACTTGAAGAAATATAAGGAGCATTTAAATTATGTCATTATCATCGTTGTTGACTAGAACAACACCAAAATATGAATTGAATATACCGTCAACTAAGGAAAATAAAATTTTCCGGCCATTTCTGGTGAAAGAAGAAAAGGTTTTACTGGCAGCACAAGAAAGTCAAAGCATCAAAGAAATATATTTGGCTATTCAAGATGTTATTGAATCGTGTGTTGAAAACATTGAAAACGTCAACGAAATGCCTTTATTCGATGTTGAATATATTTTTACTCAAATTCGAGCGAAATCAATCGGGGAAATAATAACACCAGTTATTGTCTGTCCGGAAACTAATGAACAAGTACATTTTAGTATTAATTTAACTGAAATTAAAGTTCAGTTTAATAAAAAACATAAAAATATTGTAAATTTAGCAGATAATCTAAATGTTGTTATGAATTATCCGTCTATTAAATCGTTATTAAAACGAAATGATGACACAAAAAACGATTTATATGAAATGGTTGTTGATTGTATTGAAGCAATCCAGAATGATACGGAAGAATTTAATTGTGAAGATTATTCAAGAAAAGAAATCGAAGATTTCGTCAATCACTTAACAAAACAACAATTTTCCTTGCTTCTTGATTTTCTAATAACATCTCCTCGTTTGGAGCATACCGTAGATTACACAACATCAGATGGCGAGGAGAGGAGGCTACAACTTTCTGGACTATCTGATTTTTTTCTATAGCCCTCTGTCACATAACATTAATTGATTATTTTCAATTAAATTTTCAGTTAATGCAACACCATAACTACAGTTTATTCGAAATTGAAAATATGGTTCCGTGGGAAAGAGATATTTATGTGGCTTTATTGAGGGAATACATAGAAGAGGAAAATAAAAAGATATTAGAAAAGAGTATGGGATAAATGAAAATATTAAAAAACACATACGATAAACAACAAGAAGAAAACAAAGAATTTTCTGGTGTGTTATCTTCGTTATTAAAAGAAAAAAAACCTTCCAGACAGACCACCAAGCGTCATAATAAGGGTGATATTCAGTCCTTTTTAAAAAATTATTCTCCCGATAAATTTTCTCCTTCTAATGTTAAGTCCGAAGAATATAGCATCCCAGAATTAGAAAAAGAAAAGACACAGCAAGACGACAATCAAATAAAATTAAATCGGAAGGCCCACAAACCTCAACTAGTAGAAATGGATGAAAAACTCTCTAGGATTTTAACTTTAATTTCTCCAGAAAATAATTATTACTCATCCGCCAATAATACACAAAATAATAGCCCGACAACAAATAATCTTATCGAAAATTATTATCTTTCAGATTCTCCTAAAAGTTTAACAAAATCTGATCATTTGGACACCAAAGAAAGAAGAATTATTGAAAAGAACAATGTTTCTAATTCTCTGGTGGAGAAGAATGTTGAAAAGAACAATGTTTCTAATTCTCTGGTGGAGAAGAATGTTGGCATTCTACAAAAAGCAAATCCTGCATCCCTTGTTAACACAAAATTAATAAGAAACAGCATCACAAATCATGCGAACGATTCTACATTACAGTTAAATTTTCACCATCGAGAAAACAATCTATATGAAGAGAATGTTTTCAATAATTCAAAAAATCAAAACGTCAAATTTGTCCCACGAATTGACAAAAATGATATTACTAAAATCCACAAAGACATTAACATTGCTAAAGTATTAAACAATACAGAAAATTCTTATGAGTATTTACCGGCCCTGAAGGATGGTGGTGTAGTAACAGAAGCAACTAAAGTAGTTGTGGGAGAAGGGGGACCAGAAGCCATAGTTCCTCTTGATCAAATGAATAAAATAATGAATCAAAAATTTCAAACCGTCCAAAATCACAATAAAACCATTACCACATCAGCCAATGAAAGTATGACCAAAAATATTTTTCTGAAAATGAATGAAGAATTGGTCAGAGAAAATGTAGAAAAACAAAGAAGCGGAGGTCTAAATGTTTCCTCTGGTTCACCAAACTTTAGTATGGGCGGAGGAGGAGGAGGAGGAGGAGGTCAGCAAGGAGGATCACCTTCCGGAGGAGGAGGAAGGCAATCTATAGACGCATTAACTTTGAGTCTTCTTCGAAAGACATCACTCCCCCCATGGAGAAGTTCATTTGGATAATAAAAAAAGGGACTCTTTCGAGTCCCTTTTTTTGTGATGATATTAAAACTCACTCATTAGCCAACTTTTCAAAGTAAGACAACGCATCCATACCATCACCGGATCCAGTCTCTGAAGATTCGGTATCTGAATTGTCGGAACTCTCTACGGTCTTCGACTCATATTCAGTAGTACGAATATCGTCACCCAACACACGACCCAACTTCGTTTTGAGTTCATCATACGACTTATATGACGAAGAATCAACAAACGGAAGTAGCGGGTACTGCTTCTTCCAAATGGCTTCAAGAGCACCATCATCACCATCCAAAAGAGCCGATGGTTCTGAGAATTCGCTCTTGTCATAATTGACGAACCCGGCAACCTTGCGAACCTTCATCTTGAAGTTTGCGCCTTGCCAGAAGTCAAACGGATTGATTGGATCTTCGTCCTCAAATTCAGGTTGCATCGCTTCCTGAATCTTATCAAATATCTTCTTACCGTACTTCAAAAGGAAAATCTTTCCTTCGTTTTCTGGGTTTGCTGGGTCACTCACGACGAAAATATTCGACACATAATGCAAACGACGCTTTCGGTTCCGAGCAATGTCCTTGTCAGACTCGGTTCCACTGTTCCAAAGTTCGCTGTTAGATTCGCAAACAGGACACTTTCCACCAAGACTGGTTGGACAATTCTCAATAAACCATCCACCCTTTCCTTGGAAACCATGAGAATAATACTTTGCCCATGGAATGTCCTCGTTTTCTACGCTAGGAAGGAAACGAATAACAGCATATCCATTTCCTACTTTGTCTAATTCGGGTCGCCAAAACCGCTCATCCTTAAAGGACTCCTTGGAATTAGTTTCCTCTAACTTTTTGCTTAATTCATCAATACTGTTGAGAGAACGCTTCTTAAAATCTGAAAAACTCATGTTTTTTCTCCTAGTTGGTGGGAACTACCCATATTAAAATTTCAGCAGGAACTCCCTGCTACTTGTTTGTTATTATATTATATTATCCACACAAATCAACCTCAAAATGGAAGTTTTGTGGTATTTGACGACATTAAGTTGATTTCTTTTGCTTCCTTTTCGATTTTCTCGATTATAGGCTTTGTTAGGTGTTTTGCAGCAACTTTTATATCAATTTCATATTGCTCTGCTAAATCAATCACAGATTCAATATATTCTAAATTATTTTTTAAAACATTATCTATAACCCGTTTAGAAAATTCATTTTTAAAAGAACTGTCAAAAATCATTCTATATCTCCATTGCCTTATATATATTATGATACATAATACAGTATTTATCAATTTTTTCAAGCATGAAATTGGAGAAAATTAATGGCTGACACTGATCCCAACATAATCATTGACGTTAGCGGCAATACCGCAGAAATGGCTACTGATTACAATACATCTGGTTCTGGTCTAACGGGTGTTCACATTCCTCTCTCTAAAGTAGTTTGGGGAGATAGTTTAAACACCTATAGAGCAACTCAAACAGAACCCCTTCCTATTGCCATTTACGGTGCTTCGGGACCAGTTGAAGTTGATGGTTACATCAACGGAACTGGTGGATTTTATGTCCTTAATTATAATTTGGGCAGCACATTAGATTTTCAATATATTGCAGTGGCTGGATCCACCAATGGGGTAACTCCTGTTGGTATTTCTGGGTGGATTCAGGGAATTAGTGGGGGCCGACCAGTAGAAGTTACTGGAGGAATTTCAATAAGTCAAGTTGTTAATATTCAGGGATATACAGGACCAACTGCTGGCGGAGATAGTAGCGAAGATCTTGGGATTCCTGTTGTAGTTACTGGTGGTCGAAGATTATCAAATCTTGAAGACTCTGTCGAAGTTACAGGATCAGTTAATATTAGTGGTGGACGATATTTATCAGCCGGAACCGATTCCATTAAATCATATGGTTGGGACGGAGACAAATATGTCTATAGTAAATTATTCACAGGCGACGGAACAACCGTAGGTTCTTCCGGAGATGCAATCAACGTGAACGTCGTAGGAGCAGGAATTTCTGCTGATGTAACAATTTCTAGCACGATTGGTGTGACTAATGGCTCTGAATCTCCACTAAAGATTCAAGGGTTTACTGCGGGTTCAGGATATAATCCAGTTATTATTCGTGGGGAAAACTCTGGAGCAGTTGAGATTACTGCAACATCAGCACTGAACACTTCCGTGTCAAATGAAGTGAGCATCGACGACACTGATATTCTCACAGCACTAGAAAGTTCCAGTAAACCTATCGTCAGCAATCTTGCTGATATTAAAACAGCAGCGGAAAACATTACCGGCATTAGAAATGATTTAATTTCTGGAAAAGTTCGGACTAAAATCACAGAAATTGAACAACCTGGTAATGTGTATGCCGGTAAGAAATCAATCGATAGTATGGCACAAGCAATTTCAACGTCTACAAAACTTAAGAGTGGTGTTCACATTAAAGCCCATCCGGACAATAGTTCATATATTATGGTCGGAAGTAGCAAACTCATTAGTAATCCGGATAATGGATATCTTCTTGAGTCCGGAGAATCGATTTTCATCGAATGTAGCAACCTAAATAAGATTTATGCCAAGTCGGATGATCCCACAACGCAAACAATTTGCTTCATAGGATCATGAGAATTTTATGGGACGGTCTAATAAAAGTTATAGAAGATTAAAGAATAAAAAAGAAAAAGGAGGTTCATCCGAACAATATGAATTGGTTGGTTCGGATCTCTTTTTGAAATCTTCTATACAATTTATGGACTCGGTTGATGATTTTGAAACACAAAAGGTAATCATTAAAACGACTCCCACAATATCAGTTTTAGATAATGGAAATAAAGTTTTAATTGATTATAGCCATTCAAAAAACAACACAGATATCCGAAACATTGAACAAATGTTTAGTGGGTTAAATGTAAATGATGAGTTTGATATTGATGATTCGTTTTGGCAAATCGACGAGTCTGATTCTTTACAGGCAAATTTCAATGGAACGTATTATTTCGATTCATTAGAAAACAATAAAATGATTGTTGCTCGACCAAAGACCACCATTACGATTCCCGATGGAATTTCAAGATTCTCTCCAAGAAGATTTGAGGAAATTCCACAAATTCAGGTGACCTCCGGAAATTCAACAAAAACAATTTCTATCGTCAGAAATATATTAGGATTTCAAAGTGAAAAATCTTTCAAGAACTTATCAATAGGCATAAACGTGAAGGATTTTTATGAAATTGAATTTGCTGGATCATCTTCAAACAGCGGTAAATTGAAGATTCATGAATATCGATTAGGACCGGACGGTTCTGAAGAACTTGTTTTGTCGGAACAAATTCAAGAAGAAATTCAAACTTCTGATGGATATTACTTAATTCAACTTTACATTAAAATGAAGAATAAAGAAAAAATTCAACAGGCACCCGGCATACAGTTTACTGGTTGTTGTGAAAATTCTTTATTTTATCCGGACCCATTTCAAACCACCGAAAATTTTTGTATCAATTCTGATGGACTATGGCATTCGGAAAAACGATGTAGCGAGGTAGGAAAAGAAAGCGACCAAGAATTGAACTTGATATACATAATGATATAAGAAAACTAGGTTTGTCATCAGGTTTATATAAAGCTCATTACAATTTTTTCAGAGACATCTTAGGTTCGTGTAATGAAAACAATGGCTTACACATATCTGAAATATCACCTTCTAGAACAGAAATAAGAATAGAGACAACAAGTCAAAATTCTGAATTTTTAAGAAAGTTTGAAGAGCTGCAAGAGAAAAATGTAGAAGAGTTTATAGACGAAGGTTGGCAAGATTTATTAGCAAACTTTGGTGATAATAATGTATTATTGATAATAAATTGGACCAGTGATGGCGGCGATGGTATATTACTTAAGTTATACGAACCACTTCCAGATAATATACAAGTAAAGCAACAGTTATGGATTGTTAAAGAGGTAATTACATCTCATACTGAAATGATAAGACTTGTTTCGCAATCCCCAC